ATGCGAAAAGAAAACGTGGTGAAAAGATGCGTAAAAAGGGTGCCAAAGGTGCTCCTACCGCTAAAGCTTTTGCAAGAGCAAAGCAAACAGTAAGGAAAAAATAATGGCAGATGATAAAAAAACAAAAAAAGGATTTGTGCAAAGTTTCTTAGACGGCTTAATGAATAAAGAGGGGCCTGTGACTTTGGGAGAAGAGTTAAAAGATAAAATTAAAGGTATGCTGAAGGATAAAGATGAACTTGTAGGAAGTTTATCTGAAAGAGAATTAGATATTTTACTTAATAGATACAAAGAAAAAGGTAATAAAAGAAAAGATCCCAAACCGAAAAAAGATCCTGTCACAGGAGCAGAATATTTATATGCCAAAAAAGGTGGTCTTGTTAAAAAATCTAAAGTTGCAGGAAGATTAGCCAAGCGTGGCTACGGCAAGGCAATGAAGGGTAAAAAATAATGGCGGTTCAACAACAATCAAAAAAACAAGCTGAAAAAGAACAAAAAATAGTTGATTACAATGAATATATAGATCAGCGAGATAAATTTACAGATGCCATGACTGATAAATTGCGCCATGATCGTTATCCTTATAACATGAGTGAGAAAGATTTAATGAAATTATTAGCTTATGCAGATGAGGATAAAGTTTTTGGCTCAAAAGTAAAAGCGGGTGAAATAAGAAAATTTTTAAATGATCGTGCAAAGGATAAGGTTTTATCAAGACCAGAATTTAAAAAAGCTTTGAAGAAAAAAGACGGTGGTCTTGTAAGAAAGAAAAAGTCCAAAGTCGCAGGTAGATTAGCCTTGCGTGGTTATGGTAAAGCAATGAAGGGTAAAAAATAATGGCAGATGAAAAGAAAAAAGCAGGTTTAACCGAGAAAATCGGACTATTTATTGATAAGGCTCTTACTTTTGGTGGTGGGCTACAATACACAAACACACAAATTAAAAATGCAATCAATGCTCTTGATGCAAAAACTGATTATCCTATTGACAGTTGGAGAGATATTAAGTTTCAAGATGATTTTAATGATTTAAAATCGATCTTACGATCTATGAAGAAAGACTCGGATTCAGGAAACGAGCCTCCTACCTCAGGGAAAACCGGTGGAATGGTTATTAAAACTAGAAAAGGGAATAAGATTTCCCCCAGAAAACCTAAGGTAGCGGGTAGACTAGCTTCAAGAGGATACGGTAAAGCCTTCAAGGGTAGATAAACATGCTCCACAGGGCTCTTAAAACGGGTTTTTCGGGGTAATTTTCAGATATCATGTGTCACGAATCTCGGTGCAGATTAGTTTCAGAAACAATATATAGTTATTTTTATAACAATTATTATATAAAAAATTTTTTCATTTCATTTTTTTCACGTAATCAAGTAATGATGTATATATTATATATATATTTCAATAGTTTTAGGCATTACTTAGCCAATACTTTAGCCTTACCTCATTACTTTAGGAAAAATTAAAATGCTTGAAATTATTGACTTTTGCCCTTTATGTGGGTTAGATATAGAAGAAGATTGTGAATGTAATGGCTAAAAATCATGGTGATATAATAGAGAAAGACGGATTGACCAGAAGGCAAAGGTCTTTTGCTCAAATCTTAGTAAAAGAAAATGGTAGAGCTACACCAACAGAATGTGCAAAACTTGCTGGTTATTCTGAACATTCAGCAACACAGATAGCTTGTAATTTACAAAACCCTAAAATGTTTCCTCGTGTTGTAGAATATATTGATGAACTTACAAAAGATTATGCCCAGGCGGCGAAAATAGATTTTATGAAACACGCAAGAGAAATGGCAAGATTAAGAGATTTGGCTATTGAGAAAGATCAGTTCAGCGCAGCGATTAATGCCGAGTATCGAAGAGGATTGCTTGGTGGTTTTTATGTTGATCGTAAAGAGGTCGTAACAGCTAGTCTTGATAATATGTCTAGAAAAGAATTAAAAGAAAAGTTAGAAAAATATAAAGAAGAAAATCAATTAATCCAAGATGCAGAATGGAGAGAGATTGAAAATAATTCTAAAGAAAATTAAATTTATATTTGACAATCCCATAAAGTTAGAATAATAATTTATATATGGAGCTAGAAAGGAGAGAACACGATACTTTTACAATGAGCAGATTATCAAATGTTAATTTCTCCTCGCTTTTAACTACTAGCAAGTTTGCTCGTTTAAAAGTCTTTTTACTCCATGTCTACGACATGAAGGACACGTATGAACCTTCTCCTAATGGGTTGTGTAGCGTAAAATCGATGCACAACATCGTAGACCTACAAGGGTATGGAAGTTGCCTTCAGAGAAATGTATCTGAACTTAAATAACCGTAATGCTTATTACAAGGCATACCTTCCCTAAACAAACAAAACGGGGAAATGATAACGAGTCCGATCAGGATTGACATTTCCCCCATGTGTGGATTGGTTTTAGAGGTAGCCTCTGAGTTTTTCCAACCACTTTAAAAAAAGCAAACTTAACTTGCACAGTGCTAGGCTTGTTTCTCATTGTGATCATTAGCAGGTCTAGCACTTTAACATAGGAGAAAATATGAAAACATTTAGAGTAATTATGCACAAAGTTCTGAAGCAAGAACATATAATTGAAGCTAAAGATTTTGATGAGGCTTTAGCTAAAACAAAAGAAAACCCAGAGGGGTCTATTGTTGTAAGAGATTTAGATACAGCAAGATATGATGTTAATGAAATAAAAGAAATAGATCGTAAGGATATTGGAAAAGATGATTGACGGAGCAGACATACAAATTGATGAAGATGATCTGGATGAGCAATTGCAAAATTTAATTACTCATTTTTATCCTGATGCTGAAATCGATCAATCTAATGATTTAATTATGAAAAGATATGAAGATATTAAATTACAGTTAGTCGATTTGATAATGGACATCTGGGATGAAAAAAAGTAAATACAAAGTTTACGTTTATGAAGCTTATACAAAAATGTATGAGGTTAAAGCTGATAGTGAAATAAGTGCAATTGTAGAAATTGAACAAAACGGGGAGAGAATGAATGAATCACAAATAACAAGAAAGATAAAAGGACAAATTTTACCAAAGAAAACTAAGATTGAAGAATTTAGAATAGAGGAGGTTGTAATAGAATGATTTTAAGATGGTTGTTAGAAAAATTAGCAAAGTTTGTTGAAAAGATAACATAATAATATATAGAATAATTAATTCCCACTTTAACAAGCCCTCCTAAATATTGGAGGGCTTTTTTCATTTGACATTTTAAAAAAAATATTCCTATAATATCCCAATTAATATTTTATGGAGAGAAAAATGAAACTTAATCAAACATTAAGAACTCAGATACTTGACGAGCATGGTCGTATCTATTTACAGACAATAACTGATGAGAGAAAAAAATTAGATGAGGAAGTAGAAACTTTTAAATCTTTGCGTTTGGCTTCTCATGAGATTGTCAAAAAAATGTGTTATGAAGTTTTTGGTGATCAGGATTTAGCAACACTACGAAAATTTGGATTAACCACTACAAGACATAGTTTTAATGCAGAAACAACTTTTGATATAGAGCAAGACGAAGATACTTATGTAGACGGCTTTAAAGAAACAATTAAAGTTAAAAAACCTTACTATCATAATTGGAAAAATAGTCCTGTTAATTTTGAATTGGAAGGAAAGTATTTAGGTTGTTTATATTTTGATGAATTTTTAAAGGATAGTAAAAATCCTTTTTATTTTTGCACACAGGAGGATATGTGTAGATTTGTTAAAGACAGAACTTATTATAAAGAGTTAAGTTCATTAAATACCTACGCACATTATTCTTCAAAAAAATTTCCTGAAAGTGAAAATTACAATTATACTGATAACCCTAATCCTTATGCTTTAGAAATACCTGATGCAAAAAATTCTGAGTTAAGGTTTAAAATTAGAACACAAGAGGATCATGATACCCTGTGTGAATTTCAAGCACAGAAAAATATTATGTATCAAGCACTAAGGAAATATTGCAAAAAGTTTTATGAGGTGCAAACAATTATGAGAGAATATTTAAAAACTTGTAAAACCACAGAAGATGTTAAAAAAGTTTGGGAAGATTTTAACCCAAGTATTTTAAAAGCTGACATGGGAACTAGTGTTGGTCAAAATATTATAACTATGATGACACAATTAAAATCATTTCATACAGATAGGTTAGCAAATGTTTAATTTGCATATTAGAATGGAAAAAACAAAAAGGGAGTAAATAATATGGAAGAACACAATTATAACTATGATCATTTACTAAAAACTTGTGATGTTTCAAAAAAAAATAGAGAAACATATTTTGATTTTATTGAGAGGTTTTTCACAATTACGGGTGCTTGTGATAACTTTCACGAGAATAATTTATTTAACAAAGAAAGCAAAAAAATTGCAAATATGGTAAGTGAATTATCCGATAACATTAAATGTGAACTTTGGAGAGAATTAGAAAGACAATCTCTTAATATCATTTATGAAAAAGAAATCCTTGAAATTGACAGAAATGTAAATGGTGAAATTATT